ATTACCGGGCGGCACTATATGTTATTACAGTGGACCAAAATTGATATTGGATACCCTTCGTACCTTTCCTTTCAGCGTGAAATCTTTCTCCACATGGCTGCGTGCGAAGTTGACCCTCGTTGTATCGGTCAGCTTTATACTAAGTGTCGCCGCTCTGGGTACACTAATATCTGTTCTTCTGTTCTTGTTGACGAGGCTACTCAGGTTAAAGACAAACTTCTTGGCATTCAGTCGAAGACTGGTAAAGATGCTCAGGAGAATATCTTCATGAAGAAGGCGGTGTCTATGTTTAGGCACTACCCATTCTTCTTTAAACCGATTCAAGATGGTACAACTAACCCACGCATGGAGCTGGCTTTCCGCGAACCATCCAAGCGAATTACCAAGAGTAACAAGACATCTTCCGTCGGTGACGCGCTCAACACAGTACTCAACTGGAAGAACACTACAAACAATGCTTACGACGGTGAGAAGCTACACATGCTCTACCTTGATGAAGCTGGTAAATGGGAGAAGCCTTCTGATATTCGCGAAGCTTGGAGAATTGAGCGAACCTGTCTTATTGTTGGCCGTCGTATTGTAGGTAAGGCTCTTGTCGGTAGTACCGTCAATCCTATGGATAAGGGAGGTGAAGAGTACAAACAGTTGTGGGCTGACTCCGACCCAGCCAAGCGTAACGCCAATGGCAGAACTGCGTCTGGCCTGTATAGGCTGTTCATTCCCGCCTACGAATCTCTTGAGGGTTTCTTTAATAAGTACGGTAATCCCATCGTTAACGACCCTGACTCACCAATAGAAACACTAGAGGGCGACACAATGGCCTTCGGTGCTAAGACGTTTTTGAAGAATGAGAGGGAGTCACTGAAGCATGATGCCAAGGAGTTGAACGAGTTAATTCGGCAATTCCCATTCACAACGGATGAAGCATTCAGGGATAGCGTAGAAGGCTCGCTATTCAACATCGGAAAGATTTACGAGCAGATTGAGCATAACGATTCTTTGTACCCGAACCCCGTAGTCAGAGGTAATTTCCAATGGCAGGGCGGTGTTAAGGACAGTAAGGTTATATTCCATCCTGACACTCGGGGTAGATGGTACGTGTGTTGGATGCCTGATAAGGACGAGCGTAGTGTGTTGCGAACAGAGAGAGGGAAGTACGTACCGCCAAACACTCACATGGGCTGTGGAGGTGTTGACTCTTATGACCTTGATGCCACAGTGGATAGTCGTGGGTCTAAAGGCGCCTGCCATATATACAACAAGTTTAACTTGTCTGATGCCAGTAACATGTTTGTTGCTGAGTATGCCAGCCGACCTCCGATGGCTAAGATATTCTACGAGGATGTGCTAATGGCCGCAGTCTTTTACGGATACCCACTCCTAATAGAAAACAACAAATACGGAATCGTAAGATACTTTGAATCAAGAGGTTACGACGGATATGTCATGGACAGGCCGGAGCATCTTCGTGCAGCAAATAGCTCGGTGAATGTTAAGACTAAAGGGATTCCTTCTAATTCCCAAGATGTGATACAGGCTCACGCCTCGGCCATCGAAGACTATATACACAACCACGTTGGTTTCAACGAGGGTGGCGACGGAGGAAAGATGTACTTCAACAGAACGCTAGAAGACTGGATTGGATTTAAGATTGACAAGCGTACAAAGTTTGACTTGTCGATAAGCTCCGGACTTGCGTTGTTGGCCGCTCAAAAAGTAAAGCCGAAGAAACCACCAACCAACTTTGAGGAGAAGACTTTCTTCCGAAGATATAAGCTATAATCCCGCTGGCCTTGGATGATTATATTTGCACTTGAGCCCCAAAGAATAATCAATGACCCAAGGGAGTAAAAATAACAAGTACGGGAATTTCCCAGACCCCTTTGCGTCACCAGAAGAAAAGGCGGGTAAAGCTTACGGACTCAAGTTTGCAAAATCCATTGAGTCGCAGTGGGGTCACGGAGAAGACCAGACTTCTTTGTTTCGTAGACGTATGTACGATTTCGAAAAGAATCGTGACTACGCTAACGGAACGCAAGACACATCTGTGTACAAGCAGATTCTGAATTCACTTGACCCCAACAATGGTGACGGGAGTTTACTGAATCTGGACTGGAGCCCAGTCCCAATCGTACCTAAGTTCGTTAAGGTTGTGGTAAATCGCATCCTTTCCAGAAAACCGTATCCGGCTGTCGAGGCTATCGACCCCGTAAGTAAAAGTGAAAAAGACAGAGCTATTGCAGAAGTAGAGTCGTCCATCATGGATAAAGACTTGCTTATGGAAGCAAAGGCTATGGGTCTTCAGCCAATGATTGACCCGTCAATTCTTCCTGACACAACTGAGGAGGCGGAGATTTTCATGGACCAAAACATGAAGACTAACGCTGAGATTGCCGCTCAGCTGGGAACAGCTCTCACTCTAGATTGGAACGAGTTCGACCAGAACGTATACCGAAGAGCTGTAGAGGATTTGGTAGTCTGCGGAATGTCTGTAGTGAAGAGGGAGAATGACCCCAATTACGGAATCACCACGAAGTACATTGACCCGGCTTTCTTTTTGCATAGCTATACTGATGACCCGAACATGTCGGATATCGTATACGGTGCACACATTAAGAGAGTCAGCATTCAAGAACTGAAGCGTCAGGCGGGTAGTCAGCTCACAGAAGAGCAGTACGAAAACCTAGGGAAGACCGTAATGCACAAGAATTACAACGACTCCTCAGCTTTTCATAACAGGTCATACGACAGAAACTCTAGGCGTTACACTTACGGGTACGATGATTACCTCATCGACATTATGGATTTTGAATTCCTATCCGTTGACTGTGTCTACTATGAGAGTAAAGAATCTCAGTTTGGCAACAGCGGGTTCTACTTTAAAGGGAATGACTACAAGATGCCCAACAGCTCGGTGTATGACCGGCAGCCACACAAGATGGAGAATCAGACTGTGTATGGCGGTAGCTACATCTACGGGACTGACATGGTCTACAACTATGGGATTAAGAAGAACATCCCAAAGAATATTCATGACCTAACCAAGGCTAGGCTTTCCTATAGTGTGTCATGCACGAACTTGAGGAAGATGCAGCCAAAGTCTATTGTTGGTGGTGTTATTGGTTTTGCCGACCAGCTTCAGCTTACCCACCTCAAGATACAACAGGCCGTTGCTAAGGCTAAGCCTGACGGTATCTTGGTTGACATCGAAGGCTTGGAGAATGTTCAGCTTGGGAGAGGCGGGGAGCTTCAACCACTGCAGATTCAAGATATCTATGAGCAGACCGGTGTGTTCTACTACAGGAGCAAGAATGTTGAAGGCGGGTTTCAGAACCCTCCGATTCGTTCAATTGAGAACAGCATCAGGAATATCAACGAGTACATCAACCTGTACAACCACTACCTTAGAATGATTCGCGATGCTACTGGAATCAACGAGGTTATGGATGCAAGCACACCAAAGGGTGATGCTCTTGTAGGAGTCCAGCAGCAGGCTATTGCCGCTGGAAACAACGCGCTTTACGACATCACGAATGCAAGCATCGTACTGTATAGGAGAGTTTGCGAAGACATTGTTAAGTGCTTACAAGTAATTCCATCTGACTCTGTTCTCTATAGAGTTTATTCTAAAGCCATAGGAGACAAGAGCATGGAGCTGCTTTCATCTTTCGATGACTTGCCTATGTACAACTTTGGCATTAGGGTGACTCAAGAAATGTCTGACGACGACAGAGTCTTCTTGGAACAAAACATCCAAGCTACGCTGGCTCAAAAAGAAATCGACCTCGAAGACGCAATAGCTATTCGTCAGTTAAAGGACATTGACCAAGCGCAGAGACTTCTGGCTGTTAAACGCAAGAAGCGCATGGCGGAACTACAAGCTCAGCAGCAACAGAATATTCAGCTACAAGCTCAGGCAAATGCTCAAGCTGCGCAATCTGCCGCTCAGATGGAAATGCAAAAGCTTCAAATGGAAGCTCAGATGGAAGCTCAAAAAATACAGCTCAAGGGTCAGGTTGAAGTTCAGGTCGCCGCTTCGCTCCATCAAATGCGAAAGGAGCTTGAACTGATTAGAGCTCAGGCAAGCCTCGGGTTCAAGACTGACGATAAGGAGTTCCGGGAGAAAATTGAAACACTTAAAGAGGACAGGAAAGATGAGCGTGTTGTAAAGCAAGCCATCGAGCAGTCCAAGCTAATCTCTCAGCGACAAGGTCAGCGTGGCGAACTCCCAACATCTGCACCAGAAAATAATCAAGACGTAATTAACGAGCTCTTCGGAAATGGCTAAAGCAACACAAATCAATCTAGATACAGCTCAGCGCGTTGATGTTATCTGTAGAAAGGGTGACACCTTTTCGCTGCGGTTGACCCTGACTACGGCAGACACTCCACCTGTTGCCGCATTTCAGGAAGCAGATGTGTTTCTGTTTGAGGTTCGAGAAACCGATACGGGAAACCTTGTGTTAAATGAATCTTCCGCTGAGTTCAAGGCGGAGGTTACAGCAGATAGTGATGACGCTACTGCCGGGTACATTGACTTGACGGTGTCAGCCGCCACTATGAAGACAATGCCATCAGGACTCTATGCATACGACGTGGAGCAAAAGGTGGTGAACGATAGTGAGGGCAGCCCCCTCGCCACTCCCACTGTTGCTACTTTAATTTATGGCACGTTAAAAGTTAACGAGGATGTATCTGTAACTGCCTAACGATTTGCCATGCCAGTAAGCGTAGACCAACCAAACGTACTGAAGGTATCTAGTGTCGCAGGGGATGTGATTTCAGTTACTATCGTAAAGACTGGCTCGACAACTAAGTTCGTTTCGGTCACTCCGACGGTGACCAATAATATCTCTGTGTCTGGTGCTATTGGTGCTGGTCCGGCTGGGGCTACGGGTCCGCAGGGTCCGCAGGGTCTGGCTGGTGCCGATGGAGCCGATGGAGCGCAAGGTCCACAGGGTGAGCAGGGTCCGGCAGGAACTGTAGAAGCCTTAGGGGAGATACCCGACGTATCCCTCACTTCAGAGACGAGCGGACAGGTGCTTCAGTACGATGGTACTAACTGGGTCAATGCTGACGTAGCGTCAGACGCTAACAACGTAACTCAGACCGTTAAGAATGTGTCTGGAGGAGAGCTCGTAAAGGGTACCCCGGTTCACGCCGTTACTGAAGCCAACCCATCAGGTCAGCTCGCTTACGTTATTGCAGCAAGAGCAGACACCACCTCTGCAATGCCAGCCACCTTTGTGCTCAATGAAACCCTCGCTGATGAAGCAGAGGGCGAGGCACTAGTAGTTGGGTTGATTAAGAATGTAGATACGTCTGCATTTGCGGCAGGTGATGTCGTTTACGTAGGAGAGACTGGCGGATACACAAACGTGAAGCCCACTGGAACGAATCTTATTCAGAACCTTGGTGTTGTACTCAAGTCTCATGAGACCAGTGGTAGTGGAATGGTTTATGGTAGCGGTCGTAGCAACGACGTCCCAAATCTTCCTGAGGGTAAATTTTTCATAGGCTCTAGCACAAACACAGCTGAGTCAGCTTATACCCTGCCAACAGCAGACGGAACGTCAGGCCAAGCCCTGACGACTGACGGTAGTGGAGCGTTATCATTTACTGACATCGGTGACGAGACGCTTGACACGGCCATTAGCGTGTTCCTTCCAGACGGGGGTAACTTCGGCAAGTTCTCACACAATGACACCATTGTAGTTGGGGATGGGACAAAGACAGCGTTAGATATCATTAGAGAGGCATTGGTCCAGCTTGGCACAATTCAAGCTCCATCAATCTCCCTGAACCCAAGCAACGTCGGTTACAGCGATACCGCCATTACCGATGCGACAGCTCAGGTTACAGCATCCGTCACAAACCCTAACACATCTCAGGGCTCGACTATTACGTTCAAGTTTTACAAGAAGATTGGTACTGGCTCGTTTAGCCTTATTCATACAGAGACAGGCGTCACGGGCTCAAGCGCAAGCTATACTCACAGTGAGCTGTACAGTTTTGCCTTTGCTACGGAGAACCCAACTAACGAGCATATCACTTGGAAGGTGAGCGCTGAAGAACCTGATAATGGACAGGGTGAGGTGTTCAGTTCTGAGGTGACGTACAATCCATCATACACTCCCCCTAGGCTTCTTAACGTAAGCAATAGTAACGGTATCAGCTTGCAGCGAGCCACAAACGCAACAGCTACGGTATCTAGTGATGAGACGGATTCTAACAGGCAGCTATACAATGGAGAGAGCAACCTGAAGTTCAAGGTAGAGGTGGAGACATCCGGAGTAGGGCTTGATAGCTACGCAGTTCTTGATGAGAATGATTCTCTTGTCGGTAGCGTTACGGACATCTCATCAGAGTCTCTTGATTCTAACGGGAGGACAGGTTTATTCACAATCAACATTGACGACGGCAACGTTGCCATTGGGGATTCGAATACGTACAAGGTTAAAGTGTGGGACAATGTCAGACCATACTCTACGCTAAGCTCTACACACTGCGACTTTGAGACAGCCTCATATACGGTGAACCGAGTTCCTGTTAAGATGATTATGAGCTCAACAGCTTTAACTGCATCTAGCAGCGACTCGGACTTTCAGAATATGTACGATGGGGTTACTTCCAACAACGGAATCTCTAGTTACCCTGAAAACATAACGTCTACGGGAGATTTGGCAGATGCTAATACATCTCAGCTCAGCGTCTCTATGCTTGTCCCAAATACTCAAGCTGTCAACGACTACGTATATGTGTTTGTCCCTTCATACTATTTCTCTGACGGTAGTGGTGGCTATCAGGATTTGACTGGAGGTGGAAACTTAAACCAAGACTTCTTTGAGGACTTTGGGGGAAACAACTACACGCAACGAATAGAAGAACCACCACAGACTACAGGCGATTTCTGGCTCCTAAAAGAAGGGCTGGACTTGCAGATTCAATTTGGAACTGCGAGCAATAAAATTCCATTTCATGTATTGAGGTTGTACACTGCATTAGCCAACGTTGGCCTCAGAGGTACTTATTACTTACTAAGAAATACGGAGTCTTGATATGCCAGAGTTTAACGGCCCCTTATCGCATTCATCAGATTCAGCAAAGCTGCTTGAGTTAGCTCTCCAGCAGACTAGGGGTATTGGTATATTCAATACCGTATCCGAAAGGAATAGTCTGTCTGAGGCGAATCGCTCATCTCCATACTTGGCTTATATGTGTAACGACGATACGTTGTACGTATACGATGGTCCGCGTCAATCTGTTGTTGGGCTTGAAGACAAGTATCAGTTAGTAGATGATAGTGATTGGCAAAATACAAGCAACTGGACTGCGGTAGGTGGTAGCGGTTCCGGATTAGAAAACGTAGTTGAAGACACGACTCCTCAGTTAGGGGGCGACCTAGATGTCAACGGACAGTCTATCGTCTCTACGAGTAATCAGGATATTATCTTTACACCAAATGGTACCGGTCACGTTAACCTCGATGGTGTCGTAGAGTTTAAACGATTCCCTGTAGCTAGTCCACCAGCTGCTTTTGCGGGGGGCATGTATGCCGACGAAGATGATAATATTTATTTTGGGGTAACCTGAAACTCTGTATCTTAGCAACGAAATTCTAAGCAAAAAATCATGGCAGATTGGAAAAGAGTCTTACTTGAGACTGACATTACACAAACCGTAACGAATGGCGTAACCACCACAGTTCCCTCAGAGGACGCGGTTTATGACGCGATTCAGACAGCGATTAGTGGCTTAAGCAGCACCGAGGGTACTGTAACGTCAGTTACTGCTGGAGCGGGTATGACCCAAACCGGAACATCTACAGTAAACCCCACGCTGAATGTAATTGGCGGTGATGGTATTACGGCTAACCCGAACGAAATTGAAGTTACTGTTGATGGTGTAACTATCGAGCTGTCTGCATCAAACGGAACTGGAGCGGTAAGAGCTAAGACAGCGGCTATTGCAGATGGAGGTACGGCACTTGCTACGGCTGACCAGATTCACACATTCGTTACTGGATTTGGGTACACAACGAACACAGGTACTGTCACTGAAGTTTCTTCAGCATCGACTAACCAGCTAACTGTTGCTGACGGCACGTCAACCCCAGCGCTGACAATCGTAACGGGTGCGGTGGCAAACAATGGAACTGCTCTTGCTACAGGTGACCAGATTTATGATTTCGTCACCGGCCTTGGATACACGAGCAATATTGGTACGGTTACGTCCGTTATTGGCGGAGACAACATCACCAGTGACGGAAGTACCACAGTCCCAACGCTGGACTTAGACCAGAACTTGCTTGCTATGATATCCATGAGTGGTGTCAATGCTGCTACTTCTGGAGATACTGACTTGAGTGGTGGCGACCTCACATTCACGTCAGGTCTTAGTACGGGTACTGGGGTTGGTGGTGACATCTTCTTCAAAGCATCAAATCCCGGAGCGTCATCTGGTTATACTGCGAACGCTGCTGTAGACGTAATGAAGATTGCTGCAGCAACAACCAATAACGGTGACCCAGTAGTTACGATTTATGGTGACCTTGTTGTAAACGGAGCAACGTCTTCAGTTGATGTTCAGACTTTGACTGTTGAAGACAAGACAATCTTGGTAGCGGATGGTGCTCAATCGGCTGCCAACGCCACTTCATCTGGTCTTATTGTGGACACTACGTCCACCGCAGCCAACAGAGCGAACTTCCTCTGGAAGGACAGCAGCGCAGGAGTTGCTGGATGGGAGTTTAAGGATGACGGTGCTGCTGCTTCATACCCGAGCATGGGTGTAGCGGCATTGACTAAAGGGACTGCTGACCCAACATCTGCTATCATGCCTACTGGTGCGCTTTTCTACAATACCGGCGGTTCAGGAACTAAAGGCCTGTACTTGTATATCGATTAATAATGCCTATTCTTGGTAAGGGCAGGGATGTCGGTGGGGTTACCACTGACACCCTGACCCAACAAGAGTTAACATTCATCCTAAAGGTTTTGCATGATTGCAAATTTGACGGGAAGGATGTACTTTTGTTGGCAGACGTAGTGCAAAAGCTACAAAATCAATTGAAGTCCAAATAGACCATAAACATCATTACAATGAAATTAGAGCTTAACGAACTTTACATCGTAAAGACATCAGTAGAAAATCAAACTATAAAGGCCGCTGACGCTAAAATAGTAAGCGCCCTATTAGAGAAGGTCGATAAGGAATTCGAACGGCTTCAAAAAGCAGAGCAGAAAAAGCAGCCAGCCGAGGCTATGGAGGTTGCTAAATAATAGCAGCCCATGTCCACTTGGAAAAAAATACTTACTGAAGAGGACGGTAACCTAGCTACAACCAACCTAACCGCAACGTCCAGCACCAGAATTTTTACGTTTGCGTCAGGAAGCTCTGGGCTTTTCTTTCAAAACTCGTCAGGGGACAACGTTTTTAGCATGTTCTCAAGCGATGCCGGAGCCTCTACAACTTCTCTTTCTGGCGGCATGCAAATCCTTGAGGATACTTCTGGTGCGCAGGGGTGTCTTAAGCTGTTCGCAGGTGCTGTAGGTACTGATTATGTTTGCTTGATGGCAAACTCGTCTGCGTCTGCAGACCAGAACCTTTTCTTCCCCGCAGGACTGCCATCGGCTAATCAGGTTCTGCAGGTCAACTCTGTCTCCGGCTCAGACGTAAACCTTGAGTGGGCTTCCGCTAGTGGGGGTGTCACCATAAACAACAATACGGACAACTTCCTCCTTACGGCTTCGGGTACAGCCAATACAATTAACGGTGAGGGAAACCTTAGGTTTGACGGAACGGAATTGGGTGTGACGGGATACCTAGAGTATCAGCCAGACGCAAACGTTAGGTTCGGGGAGTTTTATGACGGTTCAGAGAATGGTCCGTACATGGGCGCATCTGGAAATAGTGCAGGAGACCTAATGGGTTTTACTAAGGCTGGCGACGTTACAGCCTTCAAGGTTCACACTATGCAATCGGCAGGAGCCCCAGACTTGCTAGATGCTTCTAGTTCGTCTACTAACATAAACCAAATTGCAGGTATTACAGTTGTTACAGTAACTGGGGGTCAAGGAAGCAGAAATTTTTATGTCCGAGGTATGGTTGCGATTCCTCAGTCTGCTGTGAACGGAACATTCAGCAGTAGTTATGGAGACCCCCTTTATCTGGACCCATCTAGTGCTGGCGTTTTAACTCTAGCCCCACCAACTACTTCGGGTGTTTACAGACGACACATGGGTTATGTTATAAATGCTGTAGTCATATCGTCAGTGAATCACTACATCATTTGGTTTGACCCATCTCCAGAGTATGTCAAGATTGCGTAATTTGATGACCGGACATGCCAGACATTTCAGAATACTCAGGATTATCAATGGCTAACATAGCTTCTATATCAGGTCTTGACGTTCCGGCTGGAGGCCGAAGCGTAGGAGCTGGAACCTACATGTTTGGGGACGCTGTAAACACTTGGGTGTACAACCTTGTTGGCGTTGATTCGGACTTAGGTCCAGAGCAGTATTCACTCACAAGTTCAACCGCACACACCTTTGATAAGGTGGTTTCAAATTACTACTTTAACTTTTGGGCCCTAAAAGGCGACGGAACGTTGTGGATGCTTAACAGGAGTGGTAGCTACAACAGCTATGGAACTCAAACAACGTGGACTCAATTTGGTACCGATACTGACTGGGAGGATATTGCTGGGGGTAGGTTTGAGTTTGCCGCAATAAAAAACGGGGAGTATTATCACTTGGGTTATAACTACTATCAGCAGGCCGGAAATGGAACCAACACGAACACAACCAGCTGGACTAAAGTAGGGACCGCAACAAACTGGACTAGAGTAGAAAGGGGAGAAAACTTCACCATCATTATGAATGATAGCGGAGAAGTTTATGTGGCTGGTCGCAACGCTAGTTATCGAACTGGACAAGGAACAACTAGCGGTAACACATCAACACTTACAAAGCTTACTGGCGTGACTAATGCAATAGACATATCAGCTGGGTTTGACGGAGGTGGAGCGATTACTGAAGCAACAGCGGGTGATGGGTATGGCAGTCTTTACGTCTGGGGATACAACAATGGCAATAGCTTAGGCAAGTCGGGTTCGACAACGACCCCAATAATTACAACAATTGCTGGTGGTGGCACATTGAACGATGTGGTTTCTGTTGGTCTTGGGAGGTATACAGGTCATATCGTAACCGATAACGGATATCTGTATAGAGCTGGATATGCCAACAGCAATGTCCAGTGGGATGAGACTGGCTCAAAGACTTCTGGGTGGGATAGAGATGGTACTTACACTGGATTCACTAAGGTTTACGGGGCTGGAGCTAGGTCTGGTTATGGGGCTGCATTTGTCAAGGACGGTAAGACATACGTAACAGGACACACTGCTGCAAACATTACTGAAGGCGAACTAATATTAGAGGGCGCGTCAAGAACGGCTATTGAGGATTTGAGCATGTTTGATGGGCTTACCATTAATAGAGTAATCCCAGTAGAAGGTCAGCAGTCGAATATGGTTTTAGTTTCAGTATCATGACGTATTATATCGAAGTTGACGAAAGCATTGAGCTTCCGATTGTCTGGAATGATGACAGAGTAGCTCAGTACATAACCTTCTGCACAGCTGAATCTGAGTTTGAGGAGTGCGAGTTAATCGACGGGGTTAGCTATGCTACATACGAAACATTGAATGTGGGTCCAGAGGGTTATGAGATTACCATCATTGAACCTGACGGAGCTATTTGCCTTCACGTTATACCGGAGGGTGAGTACGGAATTCACGAGACTCATATTAGCCTCAGGTCTTCTGAACTACCAGTAAAATAAACATTCACAACATGTTGCTATATTTGTAGTATGTCTAAGGCTGCAGAGAAAGCAAAGAGGTTAGGATTCGCTGGTGTAAACAAGCCGAAGTTAACCAGAGGCCATGGCACGAAGAAAGCTGCCGTGGTAAGCACCATTG